AATTAAGCAACAAGAATCTATACGAAATGATAATTATCAATACTTACAGTCTATTAAGAATAATCCGGCTATTTACAGTATTATCGAGCCTGAATTGACTAAAGAGGTTACAGCTAATCCTAGTATAGTATTTCAAGCTGGATGGATACAAGAATCTGCGATGAGAATTATTAACAGTGCTTTATCTTCTCCTAAACCCGAACAGAAACAGGATTTAAGCAGTAAGAAACAGGCAGCATCAACGATAGGCGCAGGAGGCGGGTTCACACCGTCAAAACCTACTAAGTCCGAAGATGACATGTCAGCCGAAGAGTACCTGGCTCATATGCAAGCTAAGGGATTAATTAGAACAGGTTAAATGGTGAATTATTATGGTAGATCAAGCAGCTAGTCACGCAGCTTTAGTTAACGCTTCAAAGATTTATTACAGCAAAAAGATTTTAAAGGATTTCGATTCCAAGTTAGTATGGTATTCTAACGCTCCAGTAATGGAACCTATCGACAAAGGGATGGGGAAAGTTATTGAGTTTACAAGATACCAGAAAATAGCAGGGGTAAGGGCTGATGATTCAACTGAGTTTGCATCACAGCAACTATATCTATCTGCAACTATCGTACAGGCTACACTTAAAGAAAGATCAGGATATGTACAATTAAGTTCATTTGCTGATTTGACTTTAATCGGTGGCATTATGGATAGAGCTATGTCTAAGGTTAAAGACGCAGCAGGTAAGTCAGTTGATAGGTTTGTACGTAATAGTATTGGTATGGCAGTTGTAGACGTTGCTAACGCTTCCTCTGTTAACATGGACAACCTAGCTATTGACGGGGGAACGCTTAATTCATCTGGTATTACTGCAAGACTTTGGTCACACGACAAAGCAGCAGCAGGAGATAGATTCCCGATGTACCACAATAAAGCTAGGGTTGCACAGTCAGCACTTGTAACTTCTATTGCTGCATCTGGTTTGACTGTAAAAACAGTTAATCATGCGGTAACAGTGTTACAGGGTAAAGATGTCGAAGCTCTTCCAAGTGGCAAGTACAACATGATTGCACATACTGATATCCCTTATCAGCTAACAAGCAATCCAGGTTTTAAAGGTTGGGTAAGTTATACATCTGGCACATCAGCGGTTAAACAGTCACCTAACGAGATTACCGATGTAATTAGTGGGGTTACTATCAAGACTTCTACTCTTGGTTACAAGTTCCCTCTATCAGGCGATACTTTAAGCACTGCATCTGGTAATTTGTACGCATCTCTATTGTATGGTGATGAGGCGTTCGGTGTAAGTGAAGTATCAGGCAAACAGCGTAAAGGTTTTGAGCTATACTTGAAAGAATCAGGTCCCCAGTCAACTAACGATCCGGCGAACAAGCTAAAGATAGCTGCGTTTAAATTCGTTATGGCTGCAAAGATTCTGAATAAGAGTGCTGGTTTGTTTATACTGACTACAGGAAAATAGTTCTTTGACAATTACATAGTTATTTCGGGGGGGATAGTTTCGGCTATCCCTCTACTATTGGAGGTGAGATTGTGAAAAAGAAACCTATGCCAAAAATGCCAAAATGTTAATTTAATTGTAAATATAGGATAATTTAAAAGAGATGTTGACAAGGCGTCTCTTTTTTGTTTATACTAGTGAGTAAATATTGATTAAAAATTAAGGAACAACATGAACAAGTACATAAACAAGTCAAAGATAGTTTTTCCGATTAGCCAAGCATCAAAAAAGTATTATGAAGAAAAAATGGTAGAAGCAACGTTTAATCCCAATTTATTCATATATCTATGCGAGCCTACAGAATTATCTAATAGGGATAAAATAAAAAACAAAATAAAATCATTTGGTTGTTATCTATCAAGAATTAAAAGAGCAATATTAAATCAACAGGATGATAATTAATGCGTCTAAGCGTTGACCTAAACGAAAACCAAGAGAAGAAGCTACAGCAAATAAAAGAGCAGCTGCAGACACCTAGCAAGGCTGAGACTGTTAGGCGTTTGATTATTGAGAAAGAAATAAAAGATGCTAGGATTTAGTGTTGTAAAAACATGCGAACTATCAAAATTGCAACGAAAATCTAAATATCAAGAGAAAATAATAAAACTTTTAATAGATAATTTGGATATGAATAATGATTTAAAACAAATAATTCGTAAGGGGATAGAAAAATGCACGTCAACATTATAGTACCGTTTCACAAGAACTATGACACAATCGAGAACCTACTGCGAAGTATTGAAGATCAGGACTACAAGGATTATGATGTTACTATCGTAATTGACGGTGATAAAGACAATAAAGCTAAAAACTCAGTAGTATATGATATGTTGTCAAATAAATTTCCCCAAAAAAGCAACTTATATTCATACGATAAAAACCAAGGTGCATCTTTTGCTAGAAATCATGGCGCAAAATATACAGATGGCGACATTCTATTCTTCATCGATGCAGATTGTGAACTATACCCTGGCATGTTGCGTGAGTGCGTAACTCAGTTTGAATTAAACCCTGATATTGACTTTGTATACGGTAATTACCGCTTTGAGCATAAATCCGAGTTCTATTCACAGCCTTTTGACGCTTACCATTTGCAAACCATGAATTATATTAGCACTATGTCACCAGTAAGACGTAGCGCATTTGATAAAGTTGGAGGATTTAAAGTTGATCAAGAGTTTTTTCAAGATTGGTCTTTGTTTTATCGGATATCAGAAGCCGGATGCAAGGGAAAGTATATTAACGAGTTCATATTCTCTACTAAACTTCCTGACGAAAACAGTATCAGCGGTAAAAAAGGATTAAATCTAGCCCAAAAAGCATCGAAGTTTAGAGAATATCACAAAATACCAGATAAAAAGATAGCTGTTACCACGTTTTCAGCTCCTACACAGGCAATACAGAGAGCAAAGATGCTTGATGCTGATTATGTCGGGCAAGTTCCTGGCAGTAGACGTGAATTATACCCATTAAATCTATGCTTTGATAACTGGCAGGGCGTTTACTTGGTCGGAGTGTTTAATGAGCCACTTGAGGCATTAAGTACACACTTGGAATATACCAGTTTGAACAGGGATATTAAGAAGATCTTCCATTTTATCGGAACAGATGTATATCAGTTAATTACAGAACAGAACTTTTTGACGCTTAAAGCAATTAAGAAGATGTTCGAGATACAAGATATCAAGTTGTTTGCTAATAGCCCTAGAATGGTCAGAGAACTAGCGGAAATCGGGATTGATGCTGAGTTGTTATATACCCCAGTTTATCAGATTGAAAAGTATCAGCCATTATCACCATTACCCAAAGACTTTACCGTAGCGATATATTACAGCGATAGCAATCCTATGCAAGCACTATTAAACAACGGAAAGAGCAACATGCCGTTACTGATGGATGTTGCAAAAGCATTACCGCATATTAAGTTCAAGCTATTCGGTGGTGCAGCTAAGACCGTAAAAGATAACGTAGAATATTGCGGTAGGATATCAGAGGATAAGATGCCGGAGTTTATCAACGGTTGCTCCATGAACTTGAGATCAAATATACATGACGGATTCCCACAGTTGCCTATACAGTTCATGTGCTGCGGTAGGCAGGCGTTAGTGAGTGTTCCTGATACTGAGTTCGCATTTGCAGAGAAACTGAGCTTTGAAGCGGTTAATTGCCCGATTAGTAAAGTATCAGTAGGTTATGAGCAGGCTAAAGAAGAAATAATAGATAAGATCATGAAAATGAAAGATAAGTCACAAACTATAGGAGTATGTAGAAGTAATACCCCTGAAGTTTTAGCAAAAGAAGCAAGTAAATACTATTCGGGATTAATGAGCGAAGCTGTATTCAAACAGCGAATACATCAGTGTTTGGAGTAGATTATGATAACAAAATACTTAGAAATTGTTTATATGTCGGTTGGTGTTTTGGTTGTAGTAACCGTGTGTATAATGCTTGTGTCTAGTTGTATATTGTTGGTGTTTGACAACAGATATAAAATAAACAAAAAAAATGCTTATGCAGATATTGCTAGTAAATTAGGAGAGATACACAGATGGTGTAGTTATGAATTCCCCGATGTAGGGCATGTTTGTTATAATTTAATAAATTATATAAATGGTAATCCTAGCCAAGGGGTAGAAGCACTAAGGGAAACACTAAGAAGGAATAAGAAATAATGAAAATATCCCTCGTGCTACCAGTATATAATCAGCAAACAACTATCCGTGATTGTATGCATAGTCTAATTAACCAGACATACAAAAACACTGAGTTAATTGTGATTGATGATGGTAGCAAAGACGAAACTCCCAAGATCATAGAATACATGCTCAAAGGTAGGAGAAATACTAAGCGAATATACCACGACAAGCGGATAGGGGCTGGAGTTGGCAGGAACGAGGGAAATAATGCTGCTACTGGCGATATAATAGCTGTATGTGATTGCGATATATACTTTAAAGACAGATGTGATGTAATTGTTGAGGCGTTCAGCAAAGATGCAGATATGGGCGTGTTTTATTCAGCTGCACAGTTGCGAGATGCTAAGCACAAAGATAGCTACGGATTGCATGAGGCTTATGCGTGGGACTTTAAAAGTAAATGCCCTATATGTCACCCCACAGTTGCATATAAGCGGGAGTTAGCACTTGATACTTCATACTATGAAACAACAATTGATAGTGATCTTTACGAGTTTATGTTGCTGGATATGCACAAAAAAGGTGTTAAGTTCAACGGTTGTCAAGTGCCTACGTTAACCAAGATTGAGGGCAACAGTAAGCGGAACGTGGAAGAAGTAAAGAATCTTAAGCGGTTGATGTATAAAGACTATGGAATAGAGGTATAAAATGAAATTCACCAGTACCGAAGACGCACACAAAAAGCATCAGGAACAATATATATCCGATGGTGTACTAAAAGGAATGGGTACAATATACAGCCACGACCATTACCGGGCTAGATTTGTGCTTGATAGCGTGCCTGTAGGCTCATATTTACTTGATGTAGGTTGTAACGGTGGAACACTGGCAATACCGCTTAAAACTGAGCGTAAATGCTATGTTAAAGCGATTGATATCCAACCTGTACTAGTGGAGAAAGCTAAAAAGCGTGGTATATATGCGGAGGTAGGCACAGCGGAGGACTTGTCGAGATTCGATGATAATAGCTTTGATGTGGTCATCTGTTGCGAAGTGCTGGAACATCTATTCGATGCAAGTATAGCAGTAAAAGAAGCGCATAGGGTACTAAGATCAGGTGGATTGTATATAATCACTGTACCGCACCCATTAAGCACTAATAGGGGATTGGGTGACTATCACCACAAAGTATTTACGCTGGATGAATTGAAAGAGTTAATAGGTGCTAGGTTTGGCAGTATAACAGCGGTAGAAATCCCATATACACGTGATTATTGCGATCAAGCAGGAGTTGACTATAAATGTCCTCAGTGGCATGGAATAATAGGAATAAAAAATTAAGCCTGGTTCTGTGAATCACGGCATGGTGACAAAGGGATAAGCGCTGAGTTTCCGTGTGCAACAGATTTAATCAGAGTAGCTTACTGTAACAGGGACTTTTTGATAAAGGAGTAAATAATGAAAGTATTCTCGATGATAATGTTTGTTATAGCGTTCTTGTCTTTTATTGTTTTTTTGGTTCAGCCTATTCTATGGGGAATAGATATCTTTTTTGACCTATCCCTGAACGCCGAAAAAGTATACGGTTTTTACATGATAACGGTAGGAGCTATGATCTTGTCTTTTACCGTTGAACTTTTAACACATACTATTTCGGAGGTTAATAATGAAAGTATTATACATACCAACACTTAATTGGGCGGTATCACAGTGGCGCATAGAATACCCGGCAAGGGAGATGTACAAGCAGCTTAATCTTACTGGTAAAGGTGCGGTATATGTCGACTACCTGTTTGACCCTAGAGAAAATATTGCATGGGATGCTATGTGCTTGAATCATGGCGATACATCGGAATCAATAATTGCTAGACTAAACTCTGCATGTAAGTTCTTTGATGTTATTGTTATCCAGAAAATACAGAGCAAAGACGGACTAGCGGTATTAATGGGGTTGAAAGAAATATACCCTGATAAATTATTCGTTGCTGAGATTGATGATAGCATAGGTGAAATAACACCATCTAATTACCAGATAGACCAGTTAAAAGACCATCACTCATGCGCTGCGTATCACGTACAGGAAAGCGATGCAGTTATTTGCTCTACTGACTATCTAGGTCGGTCAATCAAGGCTATAAACGAGAACTATCATGTATATTCTAACTGTATTAATTACGATATCTGGAAAGCTAAACGGAAACGCAATAACACCAAGAACATTAGAATCGGCTATGTTGCTGGTGGTGCGCATGATGAGGACTTGCTAATTGCTTATCGTGCTATGTTGCCGATAATGGAAGAGTATTCGAACGTACGCTTCGTAATTAGATATGGCGGTTTCCGTCCTGATTGGTTGCAGCATAAACAAATTGACTTCAAGCACGTTAATTGGGGCATAGATATATACCCTCAAGAACTGGCTAATTTAAGGCTAGATATCGGGCTGGCACCACTGCGAGATACGGAATTCAACCGATGCAAGAGCAATCTAAAATGGATTGAAATGTCCTCACTTGGAATACCAGTTGTTGCTAGTGCGGTAGAACCGTTTAATAATACATGCGGTAAAATATATCTAACCAGTAATAACATAGGAGAATTTAGCGAAAGGATATCGGATTGTATTCGCAATATAGGTAGTCCAGACCACAACAAAATAAAAGATCAGAACATCAACGAATATAACATAAAAAAAGAAATTTCACGTTTATTAGAGTTCTTTGAGATTAATTTACGTAAAAAAGTTGACATTCACAATTAAAAGCGTATTATTATAAATAAGGCATTAAACCATTTTTGGAGAGCCGGGTACAATTAACTTTGTGTCCGGCTTTTCGTATTTCAAGGAGAAATTATGAAAAGTATTAGTATTAGTGATGTTGATTGGTGTTGGATCAAGCTTAAATGCGACCACAAAGGAATATAAAGGCAGCAAAACCAAGTATATTGAACTGAAAAACGAGGTTATCCCCACAAGTAGCTTTTTCCAGCACAGCTTTAACGATACATCTGGTTATTCATATATTGACGGCAACGATGCGATTATAACCACGGCAAGTATCTATTTTAAGCTACCAAGTGGAGCAGTTGCATCTAGTTCGGTTCTTACCCTAGGCACTCCAAGGGTAATAGTAGGCTATGACATTATTGACGTAAGAATAATCAATTCAAGCGCAAATGCAACCGTAACGCTAAATGGTTCTATCAGGGTGTACTAATGGGTAGCACATTATTAGAACTAAGAACATTACTAGAAGATCAAATAGAATCCGGGGTAACTAACACTGGCACTGACCCCTCAAGTACGCTGTTGAATACTTATATCAATAAAGCACAGCAGGAAATCTCTAGAGAAATAAAGCCCCGCGAGCTTCAAGATATCTCTAGTCTTAATATTGTTATCAATCAGAACTATGTTGAGCTTCCTTCGGGGTTTATGACCCCTATCATGGTTAACTTCCAGACATCAGCAGGACGATGGATTAGCAACCTTGTACAAATGAGCTATAAAAAGCTTGCTATCGATCAAGGGGCAACTTTCTTTGATTCTTCCAATACTGGCGACCCATATCAATATGCGGTATTCGGGACTAATCTATATTTCAATAAATACTTCAATTATACTGGCACTGGTAAAATTGCTATGCCATACCAGAAGAAACCTACTGCGCTATCCGTTGATGCAGATACAAACGAAATACCATCCGATTATGACATGCTAACAATTTACAAGGCTATGATTCTTTATTATCAGAAAGATGATGATTCTGAGAACCTAGCTAAATATAGAGGTTTGGCAGCACAGGAAGCAAGTAACTTACGGCATAACTTATATACTAATGATATGGACGTTATCGGTCTTGATAACAGAATGTTTTTAGATTCTGACAGTGGATTTAACAAGATAGATTATATATTAAACAGCGTACAGGGATAATATGGGTAATTTTCCATCAGTCGTAATAGATAAGTTTCTTGGGATGAACACTAGCCGTAACAAGCTGGGATTGTTGCCCGGTCAATTGTCTCGTAACGAAAACTACCTTTATATGTCTACTGGTGGACTAGAAGAACGTGGCGGTGGTGCTAAACTGTCTGACCCTCCAGCTGCAAGTGTCGTGTTTGGCGGCGGTAATCTGGAGCTTGACGATGGAACACAGTATTTAATAACAGTGCAAGGAACAACCGTATATTATTACGATTCTGCCTGGGTAACTGTAAAAGATGCAACTACTCCGGCCAGTGATTTTGTATTAAGCGCAACCGATAAAAAAATAAGGTTTGAAAATGCAGGATATACCACAGTAAGTACATTTAGATCATTATATGGGGTAAACGCTAATGAACTAGTAGTAAAAATATATAAAGACGGGGCTAATATAGTAGCAAAAAGTATTGCATCTAGTCCGACTGATTTAATAAAACTTAAACTACATAAAAATAGGCTTTTCGGTATTGATGGAAAAGATACGCTATATTTTACCGATGCGCTTGCATTTGACACATGGACAACAGCAACAAATAATATACAGATATTCCCTGGCAATTATGGAAGATTGAAGGGGCTTGAAATATTTGGCGATGCGCTGTTTATATTCAAGGAATACGCTGTTTTTGTACTTCCTAATGCAGCCGATGCAAACCCAACAACCGCATGGAACATATTAAAAGTAGACGCATATACTGGCACTCAAAGCCCTGATAGCGTTAGATTAACAGCGGATGGGATATACTATTTCTCGACCGATAACTATATTAGAAAGATTAATCCTACTATCACATTCAGTTCAGGGGAATATACTCTTGGCGGTTCAGGTAGTCCGGTTATAAGTCATCCAATACAAGACGATATCAGGATTAATGCTGATTTAACAGCAAAAGATGATTATACAGCGGTTACATTCAAGGATTTATATATTTTATCGTTTAAAACAGTAAATAACGCATCTGCATATAATGATAAAACATTCTTTTTAGATACGACTAAGTTCTTGCCAGCTATACAAGGTGAAATACCTCAGCCTTTTTCGGGTAGTTTTACAGGATTTGACTATAACTTTTATACTATTCAAAACGTAACAGGAGAAGAGAAGCTATATGGATTCAAAGGCAATACCAGTGATCCAGGAATTTGCCAAGAAACATTAAACAGCGGTATTCATAACGACAACGATGCTGCAATTGTTAGCTATGCCATTCTTGGTTGGGTTGCCCCAGGTGGCGAGTATTTATATAAGAAATTTAAAAGTATTGTGTTTATGGGTGACACTGAGTCTTGGTATATTTACTTAAAATTCAATTCCTATAGACTTGGCAAAATACTCTCTTCTGATGGCGAAGGAACATATAAGATGTTTACAACGTCTTTAACAGCAAGCGCAATTGTAGACACTGCAATTGTAGACACTGCGGTTATATCGGCAACTGGGATATCTTCATCAAGATACAAGGTTAGCTTAAAGGGGCAGTATTTGACCGCTGAATTTAGTAATCCAAACGTTAATGAATTTACACGTATAAACAAGTTAATTGTATTCTATCGACCAATTAACCAGAAATGAGGCGATTATGGCAAGCGAACTAGATCAGGCATTTAATAAATCGTATCTAAGCCCAGATTATAAAAATCTAGCTACTGATATGTATAACTCAACTGTACAGCCATTAGAACAAGACTTTACACAGAAAACATTACCACAGCTAACGGAAAATCTTGCAACTAGAGGTATTCAGTTTGGAGGATTAGGTTCCGATAGCTATGCTAGAACTCTGAATGATTTCAACCGCGTAAAGGGTAATGTCGCAAGCACCATAGCCACTAACCTTGGACAGACGGCACTTGATCAGGCTTTTAAAACTAATGAAGCTGCGATACAACGAGAGTTTGAGAAGTCACAGCAAACTAGTCAGAACGAATTTAACGCCGGGGAATCTGCTTTAACCAGAGGACTAACAGAGAAACAAATTACCAACCAAGAAAATCAATTCGGTCAAAGCTTATCATTTGATCAACAGAAGTTTGCCGAAGATGTAAAAAATAACGGGCTTGATTATGCCTTGAAATCATTGCAAACAAAAAATCAAGCTATTCAATTCGAGCAGAGTATGACTTTTGACAAGGAAAAATTTGCCGAAGATGTTAAGAATAATGGATTAGATTACGCATTAAAGCAACTACAGACACAAAACCAAGCCAGCCAGTTTAGCCAAACTTTAAATCAGAGCGAAAAAGAACTAGCGTCAAAAGAAAATCAAAGCGAACTGGATAGAGCCTTAACTGGTTCAGAAGGAACCGCAAATAGATCATTAGATCAACTTAAATTAACGCAGCAAGGACAGCAATATCTGCAATCAACATTCTTACCGTTAGTTCAAAGTGGAGCAATAACTCCTGAACAGTATGCAACTATTACAGGTCAGACCATAGCTACAGGATTTAAGGACGATACAGCATTAGCACTTGAAAGCGGAATGGAATAATTCCAGTGATGTAGAAAATTATAGATCATATCTAAGGAATTTGCCGGAACAAACAGCAAAACAACAAATACAGAACGCTAGAGCCTCAGCAAATCTACCAATGTTTAATACCAAAGAGCTTAATGATTATTATACTCAAATCACATCTAATCAGCCTGCTATGCAGCAATCCGAAAATGAAAATGCGATGAAATTACTACAAGATCAGATAAAATTATTACAAGAACAACTTCAGAACAACAATAACAATTTTTTGTTTGCTGATAATAGCGCAGGGTAAAGGAGTTTAAAATGGCATCATTTCTAGAACAATCTTTATTATCAAAAACCCCATACTCTGTAATGCAGAATCTAAACATAGGAGAAAATGCAGGGCGTGGGTTTTTAATCCAACGACAAGAAGAAGAGCGAAAACGCATAGAAAAAGAAGCCGAAAAAAAAGCGGAACGAGAATCTGCGTTTAATCCTGTATTGTCGCTTCTTGGTGCTGGTCTAGGGCTTGCTACTGGTGGTGTCGGAGGGGCGTTGCTTGGATCTTTACAAGGCATCGGACAGGGAGAAGAAACGACACTTGATAAAGCGTTGAAAGTTGGAATAGGGTCTAGCTTGGCTGGTACTCAGTTAAATGCTTTTGCTCCTGGTGGCGGAGAAGGAAACTTGCTCGATCAGTTATTTAGGCAAGGCAGTGCAGCTTTTAACCCACAGAACGTACTTAAAACCGCACAGCTTGCAACTGGGTCAACCAAGGGACTTGAGGGCATTAGCAGTGCATTATCAGGAATTAATGCGCTTAAAGATGTAGCTGACAAGAACGCTTTAACG